CCCATCATACTTTGGATGGGATGTGACCGACCAATTCAGATCATAAACGTTATATTCCCAGATAGCATAATTGGCAGTGCGTCATGCTGTTAACATGAAAGGTGAAGATTCGAATTCTTCTCTGGGAGCCAAACTTTATATGAGAAAACGACAACGAAAACCATATGAACAAGGCAGAGAAGCAGCAGAACGAGGATGGGACAGGATATCTCCATACACACGCATTCTTGCTGAAAAATATTGGTATGATGGATTTGATTCTGTGAAATCTAATAATGCGGTGGGTAGCCCAATTGGTGGGAAGCAGTCTTGAAAACTGTCGCCGGTAAAACGGTAGCGAGTTCGATCCTTGCACCCACCGCCAATATAAAATATTTGATGGTATAGCATAGGTCTATACCGCCCTGAGATGGGTGGGTCAGAAAACACTTGATAGGTGGCACGGGTGAATATATAGTTAAATAACTCGCGTTGTCGTCAAATATTTTATATATGTGTGTGGAAAGTAGCCCAACGGTGGGAAGCACTTTGCTAAAGTGTCGCCGGTAACACGGTAGAAGGTTCGACCCCTTCACTTTCCGAAAAGTTAATTGTTAAAAGGATAAACATGAGGAATACGTTAGCTCGTATGTTCGCCGTCGCGTTAATCGGATCTGCGTTATATATGGGAAGCGTTGTTCCTTATGATAATTCACCCACAATTACGCCTCCGTGGATCGAATCGCATATCTATGCGCCGGTCAAAAAATCTGCACGAAAAGTTGTAAAGGCATCAGAACGACCGACACAGTCTATGCTCTGTTTAGCACAGGTGTTATTCTTTGAAGGACGGTTTGAACCCACGAATGGGCTTGAAGCCATTGCGTCAACAGTATTCAACAGACAGCAACAGTCGTCATCTTCAATTTGTGCTGTCGTGTATAAACCCGCACAGTTTTCATGGACGAGTGATTTGGCGAAGTGGACCGTGACCCCGCCACAAGAATTTTTCACGTTAGCGAAGTCTTTAATGGCAAATCGTGATATACTCATTGAAGCCTATCCTGTGACGCATTTTCATCGGGTAGATGTGCATCCAAAGTGGGCAAACCAACTCACATACGTAGGAACGTTTGGACAGCATCGTTTTTATTCATCGAAATTATGACTATTCAAGGCTTCGGTAAGATGTTCCAATCACCAGACGAGGAACTTTTTGCCGTTCCAACACCTGAAAATTTCACACGAGTCGTGGACACGTTAGTTCAGCGATATCGTATAACGTATTTTGACGCAATTATGTCATTATGTGATTATTATGAACGAGATTATGACTCCGTCAAATCTCTGTTGACACCAAAACTCAAACACGCATTATTAGAGGAGGCATCGCACACACGTCGTTTAAAAGATAATACATACTTATTGCACAAACTCGGATAAACTGTTATACTGTCTATATTATTACAACTGTTACAAGGATACAATATATGTCACCTAGTCAATTACATAGTCTCTTAAAGTCAAATTCACTTGATAAACTCAAAGCAGCAGTCGCGTCTGCTTCAAAAACCAACTTTAACGATGATGGGGTTTGGAAGCTCACGACCGACAAGGCTGGGAATGGTGCTGCCATTATTCGGTTCCTTCCCGCACCACCACCAGAAACCGTCCCGTTCGTATCGTATTACCGTCATGCGTTTGACGGACCAAACGGTTGGTATATCGAATTGTCGCGCACGACCGCAGGTAGCGAAGAATCAGATCCATGCGGCGAATACAACTCACGTCTCTGGAAGACCAACGACAAGGACTTTCAGGATCAGGCTCGTAAGCAGGCTCGTAAGCTGACCTACGTGTCCAATATCTATGTCGTGCAGGACAAGGCCAACCCCGATAACGAAGGGAAGGTGTTCTTGTATCGGTATGGTAAGAAGATTTTCGAAAAGATTCAGAAGGCGCTTACGCCTGAGTTTGAAGGTGATGAGGCGTTTGACCCGTTCCATGTGCTTGATGGTGCAAACTTCCGTCTGCGCCAGAAGAAGCAGGGCGGTTACCCCAATTACGACGATTCGATGTTTGAAGCGCCGTCACCCATGCTGAAGGGCAACGAAACGGCCATCTTGGATGTGCTGGAAAAGCTGAATCCTATCGCGTCGATTATCTCGCCGGATAAGTTCAAGTCCTACGATGAACTGAAGAAGAAGCTCGATAAGGTGATGGGCTTTGACACATCCATGTATCTGACGCCAGCAGAGGCTGGTGTATCCGTTGGTGGAGCGGCTCGTCGGTCGATGGGTCGGCCTACTGATAATGATGAACCAGCGGCTCCGCTGCCGTCATCGAATGCTCGTCAGTGGACTCCACCGCCTGTGCATGACGACGATGATGAGCTTGATACTCGGTTGTCGAAGTTTGACGATGACGATGAGTAAGTCGTGACGTAGAGAAGAGAACGCCCCCAGCTACCATCGGGGGCGTTCTTGTTTTAGTGGCCTAATACTAAACGAATTGATGATTCATCGAGAGGAGATTTAATGAATCCTCTTCCATTTGCTGAACCACCGCCGCCATTATTCACATTCGTAACATTATTGTTCTGCATAGTAACGTGAGAACTCACGATAGCTGGTTCTTTGCTCTGATTCGCTAAGGTATCGGTAAGAACTTTTCTGCCTTCTTGTTCTGGCGTTGTTTGATTTAGCGATATATTAGATTCAGGAGTCGTCGTTGGCGATAATGTAGGTGTATTGGTATATACACTACTTTTTTCTAACAGTTCACGACCCAATGCACTATTGAGGTCTATATTCCCTATAGTTGCTTGAGTAAGTCGTCTTTGAATGTCTTCTGGTTTCGTTGAATATCCACGTAAAGTTCTTGTGTTGACGTTGTTCTTATAATATTGGGCCATTATTTTTGCGCTCCATTCCGGAGTTGCCGCCAAATCTGGATTATTTTCTAAATCTATACCTAATAATTTGCCCATTTCAATATATCTAGATTTACCTGTTAATTGTATACCTCCTCTACCACGATATTTCCAACCTTCACCTTCCTCTGTGTTGCCCATAGCACGACCTTTAGCACTACCGGAACCATACAGAGTTTCTGCTATAAACATTGGAGGTTGTTTCATTAACTCTTCAGGGTCGATGTTGAGTTCTTCGATGGTTTTTTTATGTAATGATTTAAAATTTTCTTTGGCTTTAGGAGATTTAAAATTAAAACTTTCTACCGCACGAGGATTCAGATTCGATTCTCGTGCAGCTTGACCGACAGAATAGTCTTGAACAATTCTATCAAACCCAACGTTTTCCATTTCTTTTCTGATTCTTTCGGCTTCTTCATGCTGCGATTTATCTAACATGACATTATCATAATATTTTTTTGATACGTTCAAAAAAGGTTCATTTTGATTGGGTGACTGAATTGAAGGCTGCGGTTTCATACTATCTGGCGCATTATCCCACGCCCATTTGGAAATTTTGTACAGAGCATACCCAGCAGCAATGACTATTAATATCTCTCCTAATGTGGCTACTCCTGCTATTTCAACTCCTAACATCGCCCTTAATGGAATCGCGCTCCATAAACGTGTTGCAACGTTTTTTAAAAATGATAATGTGCCCGTTGCTACCGCTGCGTTTGTCCATGATGACATAAGACTTCCGCCACTAGATGATGAGTCTGGAGAAAATGAAGGTAATAAATTTTGTCCACTTATGTTGGATGATGATAATCTATTTGCTGAAGAAATATCTGGTTGTGTTTCTTCAGCGGTTTCCATCGCAGCTTCAGCGTAATCGGTTTGTCGTCTTGTATTTGTTTCTGCTCTTTTAAATATTGCTAAAATAGATTTTAGTGTAGAATCAATTGATGTTAATAATTGAACAACTCGCGTTGAATCTAGAGGATTGTTAGTCTTATTGTTATAAACTCTAGATGCAGTTTTGCCTCCATTTTGAAATGACGAATAAGGAATAGTTGAAGACCTGCCAACACTTTTAGTTGGAGGCGTGAAATTACTAATATCCGAATTATCGGTGTTATCAATTAACGTTGGTTGGATCGGTGAATTTTGAGGTGATACCGGACCCTGACGAGTAGCTACATTAGAAGAACTTTCTGGTAATAATTTTTGTCCTTCAGACGGAGGAAGCTCTGGTTGTATCGGTTCTTTTATTAATTCGGCATCTAATGTTTCAGTATCTAATGCTTTTCTAGCAATATTTTCAGGAGTTGCGGTAGGAACTTCTTCTCCTTCCACCGCTTCTCTGCGCATAAGTTTGTTATTGGGTGTGTTCTCTTCGATATCCGTAGGACGTGGAACTTTGGTTGCCCGACTCGTAGGCACGTCGTAGTCGTCATCGAGTAAACTCTCCGATTCTATTTGCAAATCTGAGATTTTTTCTTTATCTACCCCCATGAAGCTGAACACGACTCGTCCAAACATGGATGATTTTTTAGCCGACTCAACATACGCGTTCGAAAACTTTGACACCAATCCTTTGCCAAACTTTTTCGTTGAGGATTTCAATACTGATGAGATTACCGCATATGTTTTTGTGAGCTTGGTGGCCTTTGCAATAATATCGTTAAATGCCGTTGTCTCTACGTTATTCAGGATTTTTGTCTGAGCTGCCTGTTTAACAATAGCAATTAGCTTATCTAAATCTGGTTTAAATTTTAAACTTAGTTGTTTTCGTGTCTTTTCTGGTTTGTCGTGTAACAGTTGTAGCTTATGAAAAATTGTTACGACATTTTTATACGTTTTTTTGACAAATTCGATATGTTCTTTTTCTTTTTTATATACTTCATCCGGATAAAGATCGCCTGAATCTCTTAAGTTTTTTATTTGTTCTTGTTTTCTTTTATATTCTGCATCTTTAAGCGCGAGTTTATTTTGTGCATCAAAAACTTCATCTAAAAATTTTTGATCTGGCTTGGTCGGGCTGTTTGAGTTTCTATTTTTTATATTTTCTTCATAATTTTTAGCCTGAGCAATCTTGACTGCCCGGTCGGCATCAAACAACTCGTTTTTAAGCGCGGATAATTCATTAAGAAGTTCCCGATATTTCGATTCGTCTTTTTTAACAGAGTTAAGCTGTCGTTCTCTTTCGTTAATGCTATTCTCGATGATATCTGCTTCTTTTTGAATTTCTTTGAAGAAGGCATCTATCTTTTTAGACGGCTGATCGCTTAAGATACTGTAGCTTGTTTTTTTAGTGAAATTAGGCATACGATTTATTTCTGTTTACTTTTTTCTATTTTTTCATCGATCCATTTTTTCAATAAAATAACATAGATATCACGTTCCCACGGATACATTGACTCTATATCAGACAGCGACCACTTATGGTCTTGCACCATTACAAATTTTGTTTCATAATGGTTCATCAATGTATCATACCGCATGATTACACTAAAAAATCCGTTAGACCCTCAAGACGGATTGCATGAGTAGTATTGCAATTCGCACAGGTATAGGTGGTCGTGTGACTAATACTTGGAATATTTTCTAAAAATTTGATTATTCCTTTGTAGTCTTGTGGTGTCATACTGTCCATGAACTCTGTTTTTTCATCCATCGAGTAGTCGTCAAAGTTATAAGTAGCACCAGTCGATTTATCGGTAAGTGTGTCGAACATATCAACAATCGCGTTCAGCGTTTTTTCGGCTGTCGGGAATTCACTATTGGTTGCGGCCAACAGTAAATCATTTACGGTATAGATTGTCGGATATTTTAGCTTTAACACAAATCTATTATTAATATTCACCAGAAAATCTTTAGGTGTTTTATCAACATTTGTTGGCGGAATTTCTGAGAGATTAATGGAAATGTTTGTTAGATGGCCACATTCCGTATTCAACTCAGGTATAAGTGTATGGCATTTGTATGTTGGATTAATAACTTCACCAACACTTCGGCTTCGAATCTGTAACAACAAGTATTCCACGTCGAAATATGGAGCATGTCTCGGATCAATAGCATTAAATGTACAGTTTTTAATGACCTGAGCGATAGCATCAACCTGCATATCAGGGTTATTGCTTTCTTGAGAAAGCAGCAAAATTTTTTCTTCTTTCACAAGAAAGGGTCGAGCGTTGATCGGCTCTTTTGTTGACGGCAGAATCACCGGAAACGCATATGAATCAATGACTGGAAGTTTCATGTTAATTGTGTCCTATAAATTTTAATAATCTGTCGTTTGATATGTTGAGTAATAATAACAAAATGTCACCGAAAGAGAAGCCGGTGTGTCAGCCGAATCCCAAGATGTAAAAATAGAACCTATTGATGATGGATATAATTCCGAATATTTGTTTTTAATGACAGAAACTGCGCCACCCCAAAAATTTGAATTAAAATTATTTTTAATTGATGGGGATAAAATTGTTATATCAGCGTCGGCTACATAATTATCGTAATATTCTACAGCAAATGCTGTACTATCTGATCTTGGTATTTCGTCACTTGATATATTTCTAGGTCCGGCAATAAGTTTTTGCCATTCAGAAAATAAAAAATATATTGAACGAGCTTCTTGTTCAGTGCTTCCCATGAGTAAAAATTCAACATCTATGTCAGAAAATTGTTGGCCTAATGGATGTTTTCTTGTAGGACCGCCATAACTAAACCCATTATCTAACATAAGAGATTGTTGCGGTAATGTTACCGATTTAGCTAGTATGCCTTTGGTGAGAAGTTTTTTTGCCACATCAAACATTTGAATTTGGTCTTCTGTGTAAATTAATTCTGATGAATTTGGAAGACGCGGAAGATTAGATTTTTCCAAACACGAAGGAAACCGATTAATAGAAAATTTTGTTCTCGCAAGACTGGCAAAGTGGGCAGTTTTTTCGAAAAATTGGCGCGTATTTAATTCTCTAAAGTCTTCGCGTCCGTTGGTAATGTTTATTGTTTTATCGGCCATACAACTATTTATGTTGGATTTTAGGATATAAGTCTTTTTCTGTTACGACTTTAAATTTCCAGCCCTTTTTCTCACAATAATTTTCAGCCGCTTTCCATTTTGCTTGGTTTTTTGCGTAGGTTAATGCCTCGGTCAGATGTCTTCGTGTGCTTTTTGCTGGCCGACCTACGTTCAATCTTGTCTGTTTGTCGGGTTTAATCTCGACCATCCACACCTGATGTTTATTGTCGTGTGTGTTCACTTGAATCAAAAAGTCTGGATAATATTTGTGCCACTTACTGTCCCCGACGAAATAATAGGGAATGGCTATTTCTTCTGACGCCCATTTGGTGATATTGCTGTGTTTATCGCAATATTCCATAAATGTTCGTTCCCACGCACTTCTGAAGACGATGTTATTCGGGTTCCCTATGTATTTCTGGGGATTTTTGGGGAAAAATTTTCCTTTAAGACTCATATATAATAGTAGATTGTTTATTTTCAATTAGGCGTATTTATACATGGCTGACCCTACGGAACCCAAAAAAGAACCACCGGCACAAAATATTTATACGTATATCAGAGATAGCGGCGATTCGCCATTAACGCTTAAAACCGCGTCCGATATGTTGGGACTTAAACCCGGAAGGACATATGTATTTCCTCCGGGTTTAGGCGGTTTTCCTTATGGTTTTGAAACGGCAAAAAAAAATGAACCGAAAGCTGAATTGCCGTTCGTATTATTTACTCCGTACAAACGACCTCCCGGTTTAAAAAATAAAAGAGATACGGTTCTTGATAGTTTACCCACGCCGTCTTTTGCGATAGCTTTACCGTTACCTTCTTCTGCTCTCAAAACGTCATATGGGGTTGAATATCAGCCTGTCCAAATGGGCGCAGAAATGGAACTTGTTGCAGAAAGATTTAAAAATCTTGATCTTGAAAATTTGTTTAGTAAACAAACGTTAAACTCTGTTATTAGTTTAGATACTCTTAAAAATATCGGAGAAGGCATGATAGCCGCATCCCCCGGCGTTATATTAAGTGCTGTGGAAGGTAACAAGAAATCAGCAATAAAACAGGCATTGATGGGTGCTGTGATGGGCGCGGTTGAAGGGTCTGGGGCAGTAGAAATGGCAACATTTTCTACGATCAAGAATCTCGTGAATACATATGTCGATCAAAATATGACGAACGCGGTTTTTGCATCGAAAGGGTTAGCAGAAAATCCGTTTACCGAACAACTTTTTAAAGGTGTTAGTTTACGAACATTTAATTATACGTTCGTATTCATGCCTAGAAATGAACAAGAAGCAGTAATTGTAGACGATATTTTACAGATTTTTAAATTTTATATGCTGCCAGCATATACGAATATTGATTTGAAAACCCCCGGCCAAAATGAAATTAATAATGTTGGCGCGTTTTTTTCATATCCATACGAGTTTTTAATTACGTATTCCGTTCAAGACACGACATTTTCATTATTACCTACTGTGTTGTCCAACATGTCAGTAACATATAATGACGGTATGGACTCTCCTAAGTTTTTTGTTGCTAATTCTTCGGGGAAACAATATCCGATAAAAACGACATTAACCCTTACCTTTACTGAGGTTATGATACTGACGAGAGATAAAATTCTTATTTCTAACGACGATGCATATAATGAAGCAGCCGAAACGAAAGAAAGAAAAGGCTTATCTCGGAGGGTGAGGTTTTAAATGCTATTTTTTCAACAATTTCCGTCAGTTACATATACGTTAAATGAAGGTACCTCTGGATCTATAACTAGGGTAATACCCAACATGACCGTAAAATTGGTTATGGATTTTTTGAATTCATCGTCCATTCCCTTTAATAGCTACACGATACAGGATTCAGACAGGCCAGATACTGTTGCGTCAAAGCTATATGGTGCGAGTCGGTATGCGTGGGTTATTATGTTGGCGAATAATATGCGTGATACGTATGATTGGCCGCTGACGGATTTGCAGTTCTATGACTACATGAACAGAAAATATGAAACGTCGGCTGGAGCGAATGATGGGTATGATGAGAGTAAAAACCTTGTCGCGAAATATATCTGGGTCACATCTCAAAATATAGAGGTTGAGGTCGATTCGACCTTTTATGCGACGTTATCGCCAAGCGAACGGAAAACTATTTCATATTATGAAAAAGAGTATGAAGATAACGATTTGCGTCGAACTATTCGGGTACCTTTGTTGTCGTCCATTGACGCCGTTACGGCAGAATTAACTAGATTATTAGCTCTGTAATGTTATGCCAGAGACAAATATTAATACACCTAGATCCAATAAATCTGCTGTTATTAACATGTGTAGAATTGTGTCCAGATTTGGCACCGAAGAGTCCTATGCCTTAGCGGGGTTAAATTTAGTACAGTCTATAAAAGCTATAGAACTATACGAAGATATTTTTACGGCGTCGATGACCGGCACTGCCACATTCAAAGATAGTTCATCATTATCAACACTGTTTAGACTTGATGGAACAGAAGATTTACATTTAATTTTT